ATCAGGTGCAACAACACTTAGAATAGTAGGTACTGTAACAAATAAAGCTGGTGCTATTTTTCTTGATTCTTCTGATTCATCAGTATCTGCATATATTTATCCTGATTCAACAAATGGTCTTTCTATTAATACCTCAACTTCGCATCCTATTGTTTTTAGAACCGCTGGCTCCGAACGAATGCGCATCCAATCGGGGGGAGAAGTTTTATTTGGAACTACAACTAATTTTTCACAAGAAGCAACACCAGTAATAGGTATAAGCGTAAAAAATTCAGCGTCAAAGTGGGGCATAAATATGCAAGCCGATGCTTCAGGAGCATTTAGAGCAATAACATTTTATAATAGTGCAGGAACATCACAGGGTTATATTTCAGTTAACGGAACAGGTACAACTACTTATTCTACAACATCTTCTGATATTAGATTAAAACAAAATATTGAAGATTGGAATGAAAATGTGTTGGATGCATTTACTAGTATTGAACCAAAAACTTTTGAATTTATAGGATATGAAAATCCAGAAACTCAAAAAGGATTTATTGCACAAGATACGGCAGATAGTTTTCCTGAAGCCTATCCTGTAGATGAAAAAGGATTTTATGCATTCAATCCTTCGGGAATGGTAGTGTATTTAATGAAGGCTATCAAAGAATTAAAACAAGAAATCGATACACTTAAGAACCAATGAGCAAGAATACAGGAACATCGGAACTGATTAAATAATTATAAACAAAAAAAAAGATGAAAACTATTCAACCAATTTTCGTTTGGAAAAACGGACAACTACTAGAAGGTGATTTGCTTAACGCATACATCATCAATGACAACTTGCAATCTTCTTGCTCGTTCTATTATTCAATCCTTACTACCGTACAAGGAGAAGATGGTGTATCATCTTCTGTTGGGCAAGCGGTGACAGATGGAAACGTAACTATGGATGGTGAAAACTACCAGCTGTGGAATGGCTCAAATGATGATGCCTATTCTTACATAGCTGCACAGTTAAACCTAACCATCACAGGTGACTACGTGCCTCCTGTACCTCCAGCTCCTGAGCCTGAAGTTAGTGCAGAATAAAAGCTATGGGAGAGAATCTGCCTAAACTGAATGATGATTCTACAATGAGCATTAACATTAAATGGCTCATTCAAATCATCGTTCTAGTAGGCGGAGCCGTTCTCCTATACACAAGGCTTGAGAATAGAGTTACAGATTTAGAGAACGATGCTAAGTCAATTCGCTTTAATCAAAACAACTATGTATTCCCTGATATTCGTACCTTGGAAGGAGAAATCTTGGACTACAAGTTGTTTCGTGAGCGTATTAGCAAAGATGTTGAAACTTTAAAGAAGGATAAGTAATGGCATTTAAAGACATATTTAAAGACAGCAACGACATAAATGAAAAGAATGTGGTTGGATTCGCTTCTTTTGCAGTGATGGTAACATTTGCATTTGCAGATATTATCACAGGATTCTTTGGTAAAGACTTGGTAGTAAGTGAATTTATCTACAACTCGTTTGTAATTATTACCCTTGGAGCATTTGGAATAGACGGAATAACTAAGATATTTACTTCGAAAACAAATAAAATTTAATATAATGGATATAAGAAAAATATCAATAGGTCCTGATTACAAGGGTAGCGCAATGCATTACATTGTTGGACAGCGCATATTAGGAGATACAAATGAAATTCATTTGATTCAATTTGATGAGAAAAAAAATTCCTATAAAATATTTATTATTAATGATAAATTAGAGGTGGTTCTTTGGAAAGAATTTAATGCTACAATACCAGTCTCAGTTGAATACAATATTCATATTTAATGAAGTCCCCATTTTATTTTATAGCTAAGCCATTAGATGGTAAGAGATATAATAACACTAAAGATATTGGTGGAATTGAATTAATCATAAGCACATCTGAAGAAGACCATAAGTTTTCAAATAGATTTGCTGAAGTAGTAGAGACTCCATTGGGATATAATGGACCTATTAAGCCTGGTGATACGCTGCTTGTTCATCACAATGTTTTTAAATTTTATAATGACATGAAGGGCAAACAAAAAAGTGGTAAATCATTTTTTAAAGATGATTTATTTTTTATTGAAACAGAACAGTTTTTCATGTACAAAAGCAATGGGGTATGGAACTCATACGATAGATACTGTTTTGTTAAACCAATAAAGCCAACTGAAAGCTACATTAATAAACCTTTCAGCGAAGAGCCTTTAATGGGCATAATGAAATATCCAAATCAATATCTTATTGATAGAGGCATAAAAGAAGGGGACATGGTTTGTTTTAGTCCCGATAGTGAATATGAGTTTAATGTAGATGAGGAAAAACTTTACAGAATGTTTGACCACCAAATAACAATTAAACTATGAATTTACTATCTTTTGACCATGTATTAAAAAATCCACAAGATTATGTATCAGAAATTTATACATACGGGTTTCAAGACGTGGCAGATGGACGACACATATTCAGAAACATACAACCTAGAGGGTATCACGATGACTTTGCCAAATTTGTGTCTAAATTATTTCCTGATTATAAAATAGAATTAAATTTTGTCAGGAGGTCTCCGTTAAATCAAGAGGAACCAAATTTTATTCATAGCGATGAGATGATGGGAGACATTACTTGTATATTGTATTTAAATGAAATGGCTCCAGTTGAAGACGGTACCACAATATATGATGAAGATAAAAATCCATTGTTTGTCATTTATTCTAAATTTAATAGAATGATTGCTTTTGACTCTAATGTTTTTCATTCTAGAAATATATTTGAGAACTTTGGATATGAAGAATCAGCTAGATTGATTCAAGTTATATTTCTAAAGTATAAGAAATGAGGGATACAAAAGAAATTAAATTAAGAATTATAAATGCAGGTTATAGGGCTGTTGATGAATTAATAAAAGTAGCCGAAGAGAATGTGGTAAAGAACGGTGATGAAGATGGTGAATTAGCAGCAGATAGATTAAAGAATGCTGCCGCCACTAAGAAGCTAGCTATCTTTGATGCTTTCGAGATTCTAAATAGAATAGAGTCTGAGAAGGAAAGTCTTGATTCAATAGAAAAAGGAATAAGTCGAACAGATACAAAACAAGGTTTTGCAGAAAGAAGGTCAAAACAATAATCTACTCAAGGTATTAAAAGGAGCTATACCTTCGTCTGTTATCTCTAATAAGAATAGAGTACGGTCTTGGGTATACGGTTATAACGAGCAGTATGATGTTGTTGTAATATCGAAAACAGGTCAGATAGGTGATGTCGTTGAAATCTCAAGATTGAGAATTGCACTACCTGCTGCTCCTGATAAATGTTTTCAGAGAGACTCTAAAAAAGAAGAGCAATATTGGGAACGTCAAGATATTCCAAAAGACTTAAACAAGATTCAGTCTATATTTCAATGGAATGATAAGCCAAAGGAATTTAAAGACAGTTGGGTAGACTACATTGAAAATGAGTTTGATTATAGAGAACAAGGCTTTTGGTTTATGAACAATGGTGTGAAGACCTACATTACAGGCTCACACTATATGTATCTCCAATGGTCTAGTATTGACGTAGGATATCCTGATTTCCGTGAAGCAAATAGAATCTATTGGATATTTTGGGAGGCTTGTCGTGCAGACCCAAGAAGCTTTGGAATGGTGTATCTAAAGATTAGACGTTCAGGATTTTCATTTATGTCTTCATCTGAATGCGTTAACATAGGTACTCTTGCACGTGACTCTCGAATAGGCATATTATCTAAGACAGGAGCGGATGCTAAAAAGATGTTTACAGACAAGGTTGTTCCAATCAATAGCCGTCTTCCTTTCTTCTTTAAACCAATCATGGATGGTATGGACAAGCCTAAAACTGAATTAGCTTTTAGGGTTCCTGCAGCAAAGATTACAAAGAAGAATATGTATGAATCAGATGATTCAGAGATTGATGGACTTGACACAACTATAGATTGGAAGAATACTGAAGACAACTCATATGATGGTGAGAAGTTATTATTCTTGGCACATGATGAAAGTGGTAAGTGGACAAAGCCTGTAAATATTAAAGAAAATTGGCGTGTAACAAAAACTTGTTTGCGACTTGGTAGTAAGATTATTGGTAAGTGCATGATGGGTTCTACATCAAATGCTTTAAGCAAGGGTGGTCAGAACTTTAAGGAGATTTACGAAGATTCGAATGCAAAGACTAGAAATGCAAACGGTCAAACCAAGAGTGGACTTTACGCTATATTCATTCCTATGGAATGGAATATGGAAGGATTCATTGATATATATGGTCATCCTGTATTTAATAAGCCTGAGAAACCTATCAGAGGAGTTGATGGTAATTGGATTACAAATGGTGCTGTAGATTATTGGGAGGCTGAAGTAGACTCGTTAAAGAACGACCCTGATGCCCTTAATGAATTTTATCGTCAGTTCCCTCGAACAGAAAGCCATGCTTTCCGTGATGAGAGTAAGTCATCGATATTTAATTTAACAAAGATATATCAGCAGATTGATTATAATGATTCAATGATTAAGGAACACTACCTTACCCGTGGGTCATTCTCTTGGAAAGATGGTATTAAAGATACGCAAGTGATATGGACACCTGACCCAAGAGGTAGGTTTTTAGTAAGCTGGTTCCCTCAAAAACATTTGCAAAATAATGTGCATATTAGGAATGGGATTAAGTATCCAGGGAATGAGCATATTGGTTCATTTGGATGCGATTCATACGATATATCTGCTGTGGTTGGCGGACGTGGTTCTAATGGAGCTTTGCACGGAATGACTAAGTTCCACATGGATGATGCTCCTATCAATGAGTTCTTTTTGGAATACATTGCTAGACCTCAGACAGCTGAGATATTCTTTGAGGAAGTACTGATGGCTTGTATATTTTATGGTATGCCTATCTTGGTAGAGAACAACAAACCAAGGTTGTTATACCATTTAAAGAATAGAGGATATAGAGGATTTTCAATTAACAGACCTGACAAACAGTTTGCTAAACTGACAAAGACTGAACGAGAATTAGGCGGCATACCTAACTCATCAGAAGATGTGAAGCAATCTCATGCATCAGCTATTGAATCTTATATTGAGAAATTTGTTGGGCTTGACCTGGAGGGTAAATATCGTGATACTGACCTTATGGGGACTATGCCTTTTACAAGAACTCTTGAAGATTGGGCTAAGTTTGATATAAATGATAGGACTAAGTTTGATGCTTGTATCAGTTCAGGATTGGCGATTATGGCTAATCAAAAGCATATGTATATTCCTGAAAAAAAAGAATCGAAATTAATCATTAACTTCGCTAAATATAAGAACGAAGGGATAATAAGTCAATTGGACAAATGAAGAATATAACAATCCAAATTAATGCGACATCTTTTCCTAGTCAATTGGCTACGGATGCAGAAAAAGCATCTGATACCTTTGGTTTACAAGTAGGACAAGCTATTCAATACGAATGGTTTAAAAAAGATGGAAATGCTTGTAGATACTATGGTCAATGGCAAGACTTTAAAAAATTAAGATTATACGCTAGAGGAGAACAACCTATAGGTAAATATAAAAATGAATTAGCTATTGATGGAGACTTGTCTTATTTAAACTTAGATTGGACTCCTGTTCCTATTATTCCTAAGTTTATTGATATTGTTGTTAATGGTATGTCTGACCGATTATTTAAGGTTAAAGCATACGCACAAGACGCTATGTCACAATCAAAGCGTAGTAAGTATCAGGACATGATTGAAAGTCAAATGGTAGCAAAACCTGTTCTTGAAATAATTCAAGAAGAAACTGGTGCTAATCCATTTGTAATGAACCCCGATGAACTACCTCAAACAGATGAGGAACTTTCACTTTATATGCAGCTTAATTATAAGCCTGCAATTGAGATAGCTGAAGAAGAAGCTATTAATACTATCTTTGATGAAAATCATTATGATGACATTAGAAAAAGACTAAACTATGATTTAACTGTAGTTGGTCTAGGTGTTGCTAAACATGAGTTTCTTCAAGGTGAAGGAGTTAAGATTTCTTATGTAGACCCAGCCAATATAATTTATAGTTATACTGAAGACCCATTTTTTAAAGATTGTTTTTATTGGGGAGAAATCAAAACAGTTCCGATTAGTGAGCTAATGAAGATTGACCAATCTCTTACAAAAGAAGACCTACAAGAAATAACACAATACAGCCAGTCTTGGTATGATTATTACAATGTGGCTCAGTTTTATGAAGATAGTTTATTTTATAAAGATACCTGCACGCTACTATATTTTAATTACAAGACCACTAAAAAAATTGTTTATAAGAAAAAGAATTTTGACGGGGGTGGTTCTAGAGTAATTGAAAAAGATGAAAACTTTAATCCTCCTGAAGAAATGATGGAGGAAGGTAATTTTGAAAAGATTGATAGAACCATTGACGTTTGGTACGAAGGTGTTATGGTCATGGGCACTAACATTCTTTTACAATGGAAAATGTCTGAGAATATGGTTCGTCCTAAATCAGCATCTCAACACGCATTACCAAACTATGTAGCTTGCGCTCCACGTATGTATAAAGGAGTGATTGAATCTTTGTGTCGAAGAATGATTCCATTCGCTGACTTAATTCAAATTACTCACTTAAAGCTTCAGCAAGTAATTGCACGTACTGTCCCTGATGGTGTATTTATTGATGCAGATGGTTTGAATGAGATTGACTTGGGAACAGGCAATGCTTATAATCCTGAAGATGCTTTAAGGTTATATTTCCAAACAGGTTCTGTTATTGGTAGAAGCTATACCCAGGATGGAGACTTTAATAATGCTAGAGTTCCTATTCAGCAATTAAGCTCTAATTCAGGCTCAGGAAAGACTCAAATGCTAATCACCAATATGAATCATTATATTGATATGATTAGGTCTGTAACAGGTCTTAATGAGGCTCGTGATGGCTCTATGCCTGACCCTAATTCTTTAGTTGGGTTACAGAAATTAGCAGCTCTTAATTCTAATACAGCGACAAGACACATACTTGATGGAAGCTTATATATTTATAGGTCACTATCAGAGGCATTAACTTATAGAGTAGCAGACATATTAGAGTATTCTGATTTTGCAGATGAGTTTGCAAATCAAATAGGAAAATATAATGTGTCTATTTTAAATGAAGTTAAGGGATTATATATTTATGATTTTGGTATATTCATTGAAGTATCTCCTGATGAAGAACAAAAAGCTCAATTGGAAGCTAACATACAAATGGCTTTATCTAAAGGCGATATTAATCTTGAAGATGCTATCGACATTAGAGAGCTAAAGAATCTGAAGCTTGCCAATCAATTGCTTAAATTAAAAAGAATAAAGAAGCAAGAGAGAGAGGAAAAGATGCAAATGCAACAGCAAGCTATAGTTGCTCAACAGCAGATGCAATCTCAACAAATGGCTGCTGAAACAGCAATGCAGAAAATACAGTTGGAAACTCAAGCCAAGATGCAGCTCAAGCAGGCTGAGATTGCTTTTGAAATAGAGAAGAGTAAGAATGAGGCTATGCTTAAATCTCAATTGATGAGAGAGGAGTTTGATTATAACATTCAACTTAGAAGTATGGATATAACTAATCTTACTGAAAGAGAAAAAATGAAAGAGGACTCCAAAGCTAAAAGAATTAGTCAGCAAAATACGGAGCAGTCTAAACTTATAAATCAAAGAAAAAACAATCTACCTCCTTTGAATTTTGAATCAAATGAAGATAGCTTAGATGGATTTGATTTAGCAGAATTTGAGCCTCGATAAAATATTAAAATAATTAATTAAGTTTGTATAAATAAAATCTAATAAAATGGAATTGAAAGTAAGGTCACTAGATGTAATTGAACCCAAGAGCGTTCAAGAGGTAGAAAATGAATTAATTGAAAAACATGAAGAGTCTTTAAACTCTGATAATAATTATGAATCAGAAGAAACTCAATTAGAGCAAGAGCCTTCTAATGAGTTTAATTTTAAAGACGAAGACGTTATTTCATATATTGGTAAAAGATATAATAAGCAGATTAACTCTTTAGATGATTTGGTTGCTGAGAGAAAAGAATCAGAGCCACTCCCTGAAGATGTATCTGCTTATTTAAAGTATAAAAAAGAAACAGGCAGAGGGTTTGAGGATTTTTTAGAATTGAAGAAAGACTTTGATTCAATGAATCCCGACCAACTGCTAAAGCAATATTTAACTTCCACTCAAGAAGGATTGGATAGTGATGATATTGAAGCTTTAATGGAAGATTATTCATACGATGAAGATTTGGATGATGAGTCTACCGTTAAGAAAGTTAAGATTGCTAGAAAAAAAATTATTGCTGAGGCTAAGAAATACTTCAACAATCAAAAGGAAAAATACAGAATCCCGCTTGAGTCAAGTATGGGTTCTATTCCTGATGAAGATAAGGAGTTATACGAAAGCTATAAGCAGTATGTGAGTGAGGCGAAGACTATAGAGGAGGAGACGAATCGAAAGCGTAGATGGTTTGACCAAAAAACTGATGAGGTCTTTAGTAAAGACTTTAAAGGATTTGAGTTCAATGTCAACGATAAGAAAATTTTGTTTGCTCCTGGTGATGCCAATGAGTTAAAGAAAATTCAAGCTACACCTCAGAACTTTGTAAATAAGTTCTTGGATGAAAGTGGAATGATTAAAGACGCATCGGGATACCATAGGTCATTAGCCATTGCAATGAATCCTGAGAAGTTCGCTAAGTTCTTTTATGAGCAAGGTATGTCAGATGCTACTGACGATGTTACTCGTAAAATTAAGAACATCAATATGACGGAGCGTAGAGCTCCTGAATTAGGTAAACCAACAGGAGGAATGCAGGTGAGAGCGGTAAACCCTGATTCAGGTAGAAACCTGAAAATACGCAGTGCAAAAAAAATGTAAAAACTAAAAACTAAAAAAAATGGCAAGTGCATTATTGAGTAATCCTACCTACCAACTTCAGCCAAGTGCTGAGCAGGTGGCTTTGCAAACAAACTACATTACCAACTTCAACTTCTTGAATCAGTATCTTCCTGATACCTATGAGAAAGAATTTGAGCGTTATGGAAACAGAACCATCGCTTCCTTCCTTAGAATGGTTGGAGCTGAGATGCCTTCTAACTCTGACCAAATTAAGTGGGCTGAGCAAGGTCGTCTTCACATTAAGTACACTGACGTAACTTCAGCTGCTGCTGCAGGTTCCGCTACAGCTACTTTCACAGTTGCTGATTCAGGTGTTACTTATATCGCTATCCGTGTTGGACAAACTGTAATGATTCAGAACAACGCTTCAGGTGTGTTCAACAAAGGTATCGTTACTGCTGTACCTTCTGCTACTACCTTTACTGTTGCTTTCTATGAGGCTGCAGGTCAGGCTTTCGCTGTATCTACTCAGTGTACTGTATTTATCTACGGTTCTGAATTTAAGAAAGGTACTAACGGAATGGTTGGTTCTTTGGAATCTGAAGATGAAATCTTCTCTAACAACCCTATTATCATCAAAGATAAGTATGCGGTTAATGGTTCTGATATGGCTCAAATTGGTTGGGTTGAAGTAACTACTGAGAACGGTGCTACAGGTTACTTGTGGTATTTGAAATCTGAGCATGAGACTCGTCTTCGTTTCGAAGATTATCTTGAGACTGCAATGATTGAAGCAGTTCCTGCTGCTACAGGTTCAGGTGCTAAGGTTGCTGGAATGATGGGTTCTGAAGGTATCTTCTATGCTGTTAACGAGCGTGGTAACGTATGGGGTGGTGGAACTCCTACTTCTCTTTCTGATTGGGATTCTATTGTTTCTCGTCTTGACAAGCAAGGAGCTATTGAAGAGAACGTAATCTTCGTTAATCGTGGTCTATCTTTCGATATCGACAATATGTTGGCTACATTGAATGGATACACTTCAGGTGGTGTTGCTCAGTCTGCATCATTCGGTTTGTTCGACAATGATGTTGATATGGCGTTGAACCTTGGATTCACTGGATTCCGTAGAGGTTATGACTTCTATAAGTCTGACTGGAAGTATTTAAATGACCCAACTATGCGTGGTGGTCTAAATGCTACTGCTGCTACCGCTACTGGTACTATCACTGGTTTGTTGGTTCCTGCAGGTTCTACTTCAGTATATGACCAAATCATGGGTAAGAACGCTAAGCGTCCATTCTTGCACGTTCGTTACAGAGCTTCTGAGTCTGAAGACAGACGTTACAAGACTTGGATTACTGGTTCTGCTGGAGGGGCTGCTACTAGCGACCTTGATGCAATGGAGGTTAACTTCTTGTCTGAGCGTTGTGTATGTACCTTGGGTGCTAACAACTTCGTATTGTTCAGATACGGATGATAAGTTGAAAGATTGGAGGGTGTCTTTAAAGACACTCTCCTTTTTTTAATAAAATAAAATCAAATAAAATTAAATTATAAAATGGCAAAGAACGCACCTGTAGACAAGGTCTACAAATTAAAAATTGGGAGTCCACTTTCATACACACTTGCATCAAGAAACCACCCTAGATTCCCGTTAATGTGGTTTGATGAGAAGAACAATGTTAATAGAGCTTTAAGATACGCAACCAATCAGAAGTCTCCTTTTGAGGATGAACAAGATGGAAATGCTATCATTGAGCCAATCATCTTTGAAGATGGTTTTTTAAGAGTTCCTAAAAACAATCCTGTACTTCAGCAATTTCTACACTACCATCCATTAAATGGTATTATATTTAATGAAGTAGACAAAGAGAAAGAAGCTGCTGAAGAAGTTGAGGATTTGAATATTGAGGTTGAAGCTTTAATTGAAGCTAGACAATTGAGTATTGAACAAATAGAAACCTTAACTAGAGTGATGTTTGGTAAAGACCCATCTACTATATCTACCGCTGAATTAAAGCGTGATATTTTGGTATTTGCAAAGACAGACCCTAGAGAGTTTTTGAATATATTAAATGACCCCGAGTTAAAATTTCAAGCTAAAGTGAGAATGTTCTTTGAGAACAAGCTATTGGTTTTAAGGAACAACGATAAAGAGATTTGGTTTAATACATCAACTAACAAAAAGAAGATGATGTCTATCCCTTACGGAGAAGACCCGTATGAAATTGCTGGTGGATTCTTACAGAGCGATGAAGGGATTGATGCATTGAAAATGTTAGAGTCAATTTTGTCTTAAATTATTAATCGTTTTTCATTTTCATAGGTTAAATAGGGGGCATAGTTGTGCCTCCTTTTTTTTATTATATTTGTAAAAAGGCGAAAAAATGATAAACTCTGTTAGAAATACGGTACTATCCGTTTTAAACAAGAATAATTACGGCTATATATCCCCATCAGACTTTAACTTGTTTGCCAAGCAGGCTCAGCTAGAAGTGTTTGACGAATACTTTTCTGAATACAATAAGATTGTCAATATGGAAAATGCTCGTATGGCAGGCACAGATTATGCGGATTTAAACAAGTCTATTGCAGAAGCCATGGAAACATTTATTACGACTTCAACTTTGACTCAGGTTTCAGTTGCTACTAATAGATTTTTTCTACCTTCTTTGACAACAACAGGCTCAGATTATTTTCTTATAAATAAAATACTTTGTTTTGATGCGTCAGTTTCTCCTAGAGTTTATAAAGGAGAAGCTGAAAAAGTTACGCATTCAAAAATAACTTTGCTTGTAAATTCAAATCTTACTTCTCCTACAGAAACTTATCCTGCATATACGCAAGAAGGTAATTTTATTACTGTTTATCCAGCTACGATAAATTTACCAAACGAAGTAGACGCTAATTATTTCAGATATCCAAGAGACCCTAAATGGACGTACATTACTTTGTCCAATGGTGAGCCTGTATTTAATCAATCACAACCTGACTATCAAGATTTTGAGGTTCCACTAGAAGACGAAATAAAATTAGTTTCAAAGATTCTTCAATATGCAGGAATGTCTATACGTGAGGTTGAGGCAATTCAGTTTGGTGGTAATGAAGAACAAAAACAATCACAATAATTATGGCATACATCAGTCAATATCAGTATTACGAAAATGGTGGCGCTAGTCCTGAAGATGCCAATTGGGGTTCTTATCAGTACGTAAGCCTTAAAGACATTGTTAACAACTTTTTGTTAATGTATTCAGGTAACCATTCTTTAGTAAATAATGAAGAGAGATACAGAGTATTATTCCACGCAAAAAGAGCTATTCAAGAACTTAATTACGATGCGTTTAAGGAAATAAAAGTTTTGGAGCTTACTGTCTCTGATAACTTAAAATTTATCTTGCCTTCTGACTATGTCAATTGGGTTAGAATATCTCTTTACAAAGATGGTTGGTTGAGGCCATTGTCTGAAAATATTCAGACCTTATCATCTAAAGCTTATCTTCAAGATAATCAGTATAGGATTTTATTTGATGAAGAAGGAAATGCATTGTCTCCTGAATACTCTCAAATTGATTTAGATAACATTACAGGAATTAAGAAAAGTATTTATCTAAATAAAGGTAATCAATTTGATGGAAGTGAAGGATGGAACTATGATGGGATGTGGTATTTTGAAGGAAATATTGGGGCTGCTTATGGTTTAAATACTGAGACGGCTAACTTCAATCCTACATTTAATATTGACAGAAAAGCTGGTGTAATTAACTTTGATTCTCCAATGGCTGGTCAGCAATGTATTGTAGAATACGTATCTGATGGCATGGAAAATGGAGACGACTCTAAGATTACTGTAAATAAATTATTTGAAAAATACATTTATGCTTACATTCAACATGAAATATTAAGCAGTAAATTGGGGGTTCAAGAATATATTGTTGCTCGTTCTCGTAAGGAGAAATCAGCATTGCTAAGAAATGCAAAGATTAGAATCAGTAACATCCATCCAGGCAGGCTCTTAATGAACTTGAGAGGATTAGACAAGCAAATTAAATAAGATGGCAAAGTTTAGCAGAAATTTCACAGCAGGGAGAATGAATAAAGTCTATGACGAAAGAGTTGTTCCTGACGGAGAGTATATTGACGCTATGAATATAAGAATGGGTTCTACTGAGAACTCAGAGATAGGTGTTATTGAAAATACCAAAGGAAATCTCCCTCTAACTTCATTAGCATATATTGATGGCACTCCACTTAGTGCTTCTGCTAAATGTATTGGCGCTATCGAAAACAGTGTTACAGAAACACTTTATTGGTTTGTTCACGACCCTGACTTTAGCGTTGGAGCTACAGGAAAGTTGGATTTGATTGTGTCATTTAATGTGAACACAAACATCTTAACGTATCATGTAATTAGTGTGGATGATGGTGGTGGGGTAAATACTACACTTAATTTTAATTCCAGTTATTTAATTACAGGAGTTGATATTTTGGACAATAAGCTTTTGTTTTTTACAGACGACTACAATGCTCCAAGATATATAAATGTTCAAAAAAACTACCCTAACCCTATATCAAACATTGATGGCGTTAGTGCTGAATCGTTGTTGGTAATAAAAAAACCACCTATTGAATCACCTGCAATTCAGCCTTTTGTTAATAATGGACAAGAGAATTATTTAGAAACTAGGTTTATATCTTTTGCATACAGATATAAATATGCTGACGGTGAATACAGTGCCACATCTCAGTGGTCTGCTCCTGCATTTATTCCTAAACCTTTCAGTTTTAGTATTGATAGTTTTTTGAATGAAGGCATGACAAACTTTTGTAATGCTGCAAAAATATATTACAACTCAGGAGGACCACTTGTGGTTGGCATTGACCTACTATTTAAGAAGGCTGATGGGAATATAATTAAAGTAATTGAAAAGTTAGACAAGTCTAACTTGGGATTAGTAGATAATACTGTATATGAATATGTATTTACTAACAGTAAAATTTTTACAATTCTATCTGAGTCTGAATTACTAAGATTGTATGATAATGTTCCTCGTTTTGCTAAAGCTCAAACTATCATGGGTAACCGACTTATGTACGGTAACTATGTTGAAGGTTATGATTTAATTGATGGAAACGGAGAACCATTAAAGCTTGAATATACTACTGATTTAATTTCTCAAGATATTGGATTAACAAATACAGATACCAATGTACAGTCCAGTAATTATTCTATTGATGGTGCTATAAGCGTCCCTAATTCAATTGTATATATTGACTTAGAGGATAAAGAATTAAATGAAGGCTCAGCTTTTAGTCTTGATTTAACTATAGACCATGAACAATTTTCAGGGGATACTCCTTTCCCTGCTGAAACCACTGAGGGAGTTAGATTGAACTTTTCATTCTTTCTAACTCGAAGTTACGACTCTGTTTATGCATTAGCTTCTAGTATAGAATTTCAAGATGCAATTGGTACTGCTCTTAATATAGAGATAGTTGATGACTCTTGTAATGGAGTAACATTTACAGACCAATTTAATTGCGCTGTTCCAAATGATTTATCAACATTTCAAAAGATTGCGAGTGGTATCAGTGCAGTAAATCAACCTATTGCAATTATTACATCCCCAGCCAGTAATCAAATAGGATTACAGCTTCCTGCGATGAAGTATGTTGATACTCCAACTCAGGAGGTATATGAATATTACAGTATATCTTTTTCTCAAGCAACATTTCAAGAAGTAGCAAATACTCAAAGTCTTCATAGTAATAGAGACTATGAGATTGGTATTGTTTACATGGATGACTTTAATAGGTCTAGTACCGCTTTAGTTAGCCCTAACAATACTGTCCATATTCCTTGTGGATTATCATCATCTAAGAACTCTATTCAGGTTAATATACCTATTGAACAAAAACCTCCAGTTTGGGCTACTAGATACAAGTTTGTTATTAAGCCTGATGAAGAGAATTATGAAACAATTTATTGTAACATATTTTTTGAGGACCCTGAAAGCAACAATGCTTATTTCTTATTAGAAGGAGAAAACTCTCGTAAAGTTGAGGTTGGTGATAGGCTTATTGTAAAGGCTGATTCTGAAGGTCCTACTAATAATTGTGTTTATGCTACTGTTCTTGAGAAGTCATCTCAGCCATCAGGGTTTATTGAAATACCAACCGAAGATGACCCTACTGTATTAATACCTGTTCCTGCTGGAGTATATGCAAAAATAAATCCTAACAGTTTCAGTATTGTTCGTGAAGAAAATGCAATCATTGCTCCTGGAAAAATAAGTGTAAAAGAGAAAAGTGGAGGAGAATATCCTATTCTATTTTACCCTATGAACATATTTAATGGTACTACATGGGAAGACTATAATGTTCCTGCAGGAAGTAGAATTGAAATATCAATAAAACAATTTAGAGCTGGCGAAGGAAGTAGATGTGAAGAAAGAAGAAACACTTTTATAAAAACATTTGTGTCTCCAAATGAATACAACAATATGTATGATTGGTTTGTTGGGGAAAATATTGAGCAGTATTTAAATGACGGGATAAAGATTGTTGGAGGAGGTGGTTGTGAGATTCAAAATGAATTTATTACAGGAATATCTTCTAGTACAAGTATTCCTACTAGCGTTTGTACTAACTATTATCAATTTTATAGAAATCCATCAACCAATCAACTTCAATTAATGGTTACTGGAACCATTTCTTGTGAGGGTGCTGGATTTAAACCAAGAGCTAGAGATTCAAATGTAGAGGTAAACATAGTTGTATTCCGTTCAGATAAGACTATTATATTTGAGACTCAGCCATCTGATGCTTTGCCTGATGTTTTCTTTGAGAATGATATGTCATTTGCAATTGTAAATGGAAACCATCAAGGAAATATTCAGAATCAAGACATTAACTTGGGAGTTCCTGCTATTATTGACACTAAGTTCTTTAACTGCTTTTCATTTGGAAACGGTGCAGAAAGCTATAAGATTCGTGACTCAATAGTTGGTAGTCATTTTAATCTTGGAAATAGAGTAACTAGTGTTTCAGCTCAGGATTACAAGGCTGCTGATAGATTTGCTGACATCACTTATAGTGGTGTTTATAGTGCAGAATCAAATGTCAATAAGCTAAATGAGTTTAACCTTGGCCTACTTAACTATAAAGTTTGTGAGCCATCGTTTGGGGACATATATATTTTAGATGGCCGTACTACTGATATATTAGTTCTTCAAGAAGATAAAATATCTTATGTGTTAGCTAGCAAGAATCTTATTTCTGATTCGTCAGGTGGCGGAGTAATTGCTTCTGTTCCTGAAATATTGGGAACTCAAATTGCTAGAACAGAGAAATATGGTATTAGTTATAATCCTGAGAGCTATGTGCATTGGGGATTCAATAGATTCTTTACAGACGTAAAACGTGGTGCAGTTATTCAACTAGTAGGAGAGTCTTCAGGCAATGACCAACTAGCAGTAATTTCTGAATTAGGTATGCGTACTTGGTTTAGAGATACATTTAATGAATCTGCAGATACACAAAAGCTTGGAGGGTTTGACCCTTACATGAATGAATATGTGATTTCTACAAATGATATAGATATACCATCTAATCCTGAGTGTTTAGCTTGTGGTGTTCTTCAAACATTTACGCTTAGTACATTAGAAGGTCAATCAAAAACATTTGAGTATTGTGTTGACTTAGGCCCTTTACTTGGCACATCTGATATCGACTATACTGTAAATACAATTAGTGCAGGAGCTTCATTCCAAATAATTGTTAATTATGATGGTACCATTTATGATTCAGGATATGTTACAACTAGTGGTAATTTTGTTATTAACAAGGACAATATTTCTGAGGAGACAGCTACTATTACCATAAACTATACTGGGGATATTTCATTGTCTATACTTGGTGGATGTACTACTACCAATAGTTTAACTATTGTTCAGGTAGTTGTTACAAATGATTTTGAAGCAGGTCAGAGTATTCATACTGAATACAGATACATTAGCGGTGCTTATACAGCTCCATTACAATCATCGTTGACTACGTTCTCAACCTCAACAGATAACCCGTTAGTATCAAGATATAGCCTTCTTACAGGTCCTGTTGGTTCAGGAGCATTCCCTCCTTCAGGAAGTACACTTAGAATAATTTCTAATAAACTTGCTACAGATACATTTGTATTTAATCCTGCTATTGATAAATTTAAATATTTGACATCAAATACATTGTATTCGAATAATGATTTAGATATTACTACGTTGCTGGGATTAGCTAGTACAGCTTCTCCAAATCAAGGTGGTGGTACTAATAATTATGCTGAGTTTACAGTCCCTGTTTTACAGAATTATCTGTATCTTATTTGGGACTTTAGAGATTCTTTACCTATAACATTATGTTACTCTACTTTAAGTACAACAAATGCTTGCTGTGGATGCGAAGTAGTTTAAAATAAAAAAAAAATGGCTGTAAGTTCAACATATTATTTAAATGGTCCATCATTAGGCTCTGCTACGGCTGTGTTTTTAAATGAAGCCTTAACTGTTTGTGCACCTAATGGATTTTACTCAGATGGTGTAATAGTAAGAGAGCTAGTTGGATGTGTATTATTGCCTCAGCAAACTTGTCCTTCATGTGGTTCTACAGAGTCTTATAATTGCGTAAGTGGAACCTGTGTCGACCCTGGGGATGGTAGCGGAATATATTCAACATTAGCTGCTTGTGAATCCGCTTGTGGTGGTCCTCCTGTTGAGTTGAATGTTATAGCTGTAGGTGGCTACATGGAGCCATGCACAGGAGGTTCAATCGATGACTACATGGGTGCGGTGATTTCTCTTGATGGAATTGTAGATGTAGATACTACATTTGAAGTAGAAGTTTACTATGTAGAAACAGGAGGTACTTGTGGGGGAACTCAGTTCTTTGAAACATTGAATGTTGTTGTTCCTAATGGAAGTGATTTATCTAACTTTAATGCTTGTTCTCAAGGTGTTTATTTCCCTTCAGGTGCTGTAATATGCAGTGCTTGCATAGTAAGCTGTGACAATCCAAACGTAATAATTGGAGCATTTGAATGCCCATCATAAAATAATATGGCAAACTACACACTAACATATAGCGAAGGGGCCCCTGGTTGGGTATCTTTTTATTCTTATTATCCTGATTGGATGATAGGAATGAACAATTATTTCTACACATTTAAAGGAGGAGATTTATATCGGCATAATGTAAACCAAGAAAGAAATACATTTTATACTCCATGGCAAGTAAAGAATGGTACGCCTAATGCTGATTTTACTCCAACTAGAATGAGAAGTGTATTTAATGCTTCTGTTTTAGAGAACAAAGTATTTAAGACAATAGACCTTCAGGGAGATGCTCCTTGGTCTATTACCTTAGCTACAGATATACAAACATCAGGATTTATTCAACAAAATTGGTTTGAGAAAAAAGAAGCAACCTACTTTGCTTTTGTTAGGAATAATTCTGTAGGAGAGTTATTTCTAAGAAGCGTAAATGGAATTGCGACAAGTAGTGAAGTAGTTGGAGGTAATGTAATTAAATTTCCTTTAACCATATCTATTGGAAGTATCATAAGTGTTGGAGACCTTCTTTATTTTTCTCTGCCACCTTCTTATGGTAGCCCCATATTAGCTGGTCGAGTTACCGCCATAGATGTAGACCTGCCTAATAATATTAATCAATTAACAATTGATACAACTATAAGCGGGACTACTCCAATACCTATTCAAGATGCTTTTATATTTTATGTTAAAAATTCAGTAGCAGAATCTCACGGAGTTCTTGGTCACTACTGTGTATTTGATATGGAAAATGATTATACAGAAAAAATAGAACTGTATGCTGTTGAATCTGATGTAATGAAAAGTTTCCCTTAAAATCAATATCTTTGTTATAGGATGGCACTAACAATACGAGAGTTAAACGAAACAGATTACGAAGACATTCTTGTAGAATGGTGGGGACAATGGGGATGGGAGCCACCACAAAAGGACTTCCTTCCTAACGATGGCAAAGGTGGAATCATAGTTTATGACGGTGATGTCCCAATTTGTGCAGGATATATGTATCTTACTAATTCAAAAGTAGGATGGGTAGATTGGATTATATCTAATAAGTATTATACCAAGAAAGAACTAAGGAAATACGCACTTGAATTATTGGTATCTAGACTAACTGAAATATGCGGATTAATTGGATGCAAGTATGTGTATGCACTTATTAAGAATCAAAGTTTAATAAAAACGTATGAGGAACTTGGATATATCAAAGGTGACTCATATACATCTGAAATGATAAAAGTATTATAATATGGCAGCATTTACAACAGTAGCGGCAGGTATTGGACTAGCGACTACAGCAGGTACAACCGCAATGTCTTTTGCTCAGGCAGGCAAGCAGCGTAAGCTGATGAAGGAAGCGGAGAAAGCAGCTGACGAAGCAATGCAAGAGGCTCGTAAAAAGCTTGATGTTAATGTGTATGATAAGTTAGCTATACAGAAGGAGCCTTATGAATTGCAAAGAGAAGCTATGCTTTCGCAAGGAGCTCAGGCTATTCAAGCGGGAGTTGAAAGTGAAAGAGGAGCAGCGGCTACAGCGGGTCGTGTTCAAATGGCGGCTAATGAAGGACAAGCAGCAATTAGAAGCGCAATGGGTCAGGAGCTTATGGGCCTTGAACAATTAAGCGCTCAAGAGGAAGGAAGACTTCGTGATATTGGTGTTCAGCTAGACCTTGAAGAAGTTGCAGGTGCACAGCTTGCTGCTGCTAATGCACAAGAGTTGGCGGCTAATGCTACAGCACAGGGTATGGAGGGACTTACTAGTCTTGGGAGTCAATTGGCTGAGCAGGCTCCATTGTTTGAGAAGAGCGATTCAGCTAGACAGATTGGAAGAATGGAAAAGTTTGGTAAAAGACAAGGGCTTGATGCTGCAGGTGTTCAATCTAAAGTCGCAGGTTTAGGCACGGTAAATGGAGTTGATTTCAGTAAAGTAGCAGGAATGGACAGAGGAAGTTTCTTGGAATTTATGGAGGGTCAAGATGCTGCACTTTTAGAAAATATTTCTAAGAATAAACTAGGCTTATTAAATAGATATGACCAAGCAAGAAAGGATGCCTTTTTAAATAAAATAAAGAAGGGGAAATATAATCCTTTTGGAGTATCTCCATTTTGATATAAATAGACTTTAAAAATAAATGGCTACATTTTATAAATATGCTGAACGTAGTGCTGAGTCTCAGGTCAATTGGGCTGAGATAGGTAAGAACATGACGGATATGCTCCGTCAAGAAGTTGATGTAAGAGAACAGAAGAAAGCAGCTATTGATGAGGCTACTCGTAAACTTGCTCAAGAAGTAGCTAATGCTCCTCAAGGAGAAAGTGTAAGCGCAAAAGAAGAGGCAATAAGATTGGCCGACCAAGTGAGCAAGTATATGCTTCAGCAAGAAAGACTATTGAAGTCAGGATTGTTAGACCCTAAAGATTACATGGTTTCTCGTCAGAACCTGACCGATGGTACAAGACAGGCATATCAAACCATGAAAGAATTCCAAACTAAATATGGAGAGCTGATGGAAGGGGTACGCCAAGGAAAGACTTCAATGATTTCTGTAAAGGAACTAGAAAAAATTCAAGGATACGGTAACTTTAGACAGTCAGGATTTTTTATTGACGCTCCTACAGGAAAGCTAAATGTTGGTCTAAAAGAAGAACAGATAATTGATGGGCAAAAAGTAATTGGACTAAAGCCAGGAAGTACTGTTGGTATGCAATACATTCAAGGTGGTATATATGGTGTCAGAGATGTTTATGATTACAGAACGGACATCATGAACTTAACAAAATCGCTAGGAGAAGAGATTAGGGTTAATGTAAAACCATCTACAATGAGCAAGTTAGGTAGTGCTACAACATTATCAGACCTGAGACAAAGAATTGTTAAGATTGCCACAGAAGACCCAACTCAAGAGAAAGAATTGTTTAGTTTTTATGATGCCATGGAGAAAGCTCTTGATGGCTATTTAGTAAATGAAAATAATCTAGGCTCTTTACTTGTTGATACCATTGGGTATGATTGGACAGATAATCCTGAAGAGGCTAAGAAAAATCCTAACACAGTTCTTGGAGGAGTAGACCCTAACACGGGTCAACCAAGTCTTGAATTTACCGATAGTAATAGACAAGCTGCTAAAGATTTTATGATGCAGCAATTCTTGGGTACTATTAAAGTTGAGGAAAAGTATCAAGGCATACCTCAAGTTCAAGACCAATCAAGGCCACCAACTGAAGCTGGAAAAGGAGAACAAGAAAATAAAAATGTTCTTAGCAATATTGCTAAATTGTACTATGGTGATGACACTGAAGTAAAAGAGGCTGCTGATTTCTTACGAAGCTTTAATACTAATATCGATACTATTGATAGACAAGGTACTGAAGTAACAATCA